TTGAGGATTTCCCACTCATAAAGAGGCGCATAGATAAGATACCGCGCGTCGTTGGTGGAGTGATATCCGTGATGGAAGGACCCATGACCATACCACCTCACCGAGCGGAACACAACTTATATCTCAGATACCACCTTACACTCGAGGGTACGAGTACTCTAGACACGGAATACGAGACACATGAACACAAACCAGGTGAAGATCTGTTATTCGATCATTCGAGATATCACAAGGTTGAGAAGACCACGGATGATAGAAGAATTGTATTGATACTTGATGTTAAAAGATTCTAAAATATGAGATGATGTCTACACACGGCTTTATATGCTTCACACCCACCCACGAGTTCTAATTGCTTCGTGTTTACGATACGTTTCGTAAACGGACCGGGTGTTCCATCATTACACCTCATGCATAACGCCGATAACTTGGTCACACTATCTGCGACGGGTATACAGTCTAAAATTTCACCAAATTTTTCCTGTTTGTAATCGGCATCGAGTCCCGCGAGTATGACTGTCTTTTTTAGAAACAAACACATTTGTACGAAACCTTTCAGGTTATCAAAAAACTGCGCTTCATCCACAGCGACGACGTCCGACTCACAGAAATTCTCATCCAGTAACGTATCCGCGATTTCGTCCACTTTCAGGCATTCGAAATCGACACCATCGTGGCTGTGTATGACTTCCTTTTCAGACCGCGTGTCTTTCGATGAGGTTATCACGGATATACTTTTACCTAAAACCTTGTACCTCTTCAGACGTCGGATAAGCTCTGACGTCTTACCCGAGAACATGTTACCTATGATTATTTCGAGACTCATCTTATACGATTTTAGCCTCTTTTGTTTAACTAAGTCAAAAATGTAGAGCATCATAAATCAGGCATGATTCACACGGCTTACTACAAAGGGAGGGAAGGTGTCTATTTTCAAAAATCAGGGAAAGTGTTTTTTGAAAATAGAATTTTCGATAGCATCACAGACGCCATTAAATTTTTCGGAAGATAAAGTATGACGAAGATCATCACCGGGAATTTCCTTATTTGGAAAGGTCTGGACCTGCATACAGATTCTAGGACTAAACATCCACGAAAGGCTAAAAGCAAACAAGTCGCTAAAGTTAGATACAACTGCTATGTGTGCAAGGATAAATGCGAAATATATTCACCAGTGGAAGATAAATATGTGAAATGTCGGAGATGTGACGGTTGTCGTATTAAGATGGATAGTATAGATGATTATGATTGGTTTGATTAAATTATATGTAATAAATAAGATGGCCCTCACTGATCAGGAAATATCTAAGAAGATTCGCGAGTTGCGAAAAACAAGGGGTCCGGTATACGCACCCCTTAAATATTTCAGGGGGTTGAAAACGCTCAGAGACGTAGAAAAGAGATATGTAAAAATGAAAACGAAAACATACACGAAATTTTCAACTGATAAAGGTGTGAAAACCCGCACCTCTTCGTATACGAAACGATTCCGCGAAAAGTACCCGAACGCGAAATCCCTCCCCGAAATTGCGAAAGCGACGAAGATACCATTGAAGACATTGAGAACTATATACGATCGAGGACTCGCTGCGTGGAGAACCGGGCACCGACCGGGCGCTTCTCCACAGGCGTGGGCGTATGCGAGAGTGCATAGTTTTGTGATGAAAGGAAAGACATATTACACTGCGGATAAGGATTTAACCAATTCTGCGTCTTAATGTACCCATGCGTCTATAAGTTGCAAGTTCATTTCTGTTAGTTGCATTTGCATCTACCTTTTTAATTATTTGGTTTGCGGTTAGTTTTCCGTTATCGTATTGTTTGAGATAACCATTTACGTATACGTTATTTAGTTTTCGTTTTCGTATTTGCATCTCTAATTTTTCTCGAGCTGTGTTATTTTCCCATGTTACTCTTTTTTTAGGTGCCGAAGGTCTCTGCTTAGTTGGTCTGGGTGGGAGTGTCACTTTACTACCTGGTGTAGCTGACCGTTCAGTATTGTTACCCGATTGGGTATTGTTCGTCATAGGTGTATTTAAAATTGTACTAAATCCATAAATGATCAGACCACTCTTAGCATTTTTAGCTCCAAGTTTACTTACATTTTCTATAAATAGTTTCGGGGATTGACCAAATAGATGACGTTGTACATATCCAGACATACCAACAAATGCACCATCAAATGTAGCTCCACAAATATTTTTATTATCTTGTTTTTCTATCGCCGATACTACTAAAATTTGCATTAAATCACCAAACAACTTTGATATTTTATCACCCGGTACGTTTGAATTTCCGGCATTAGCTCTTTTAACACTCGTTTTAATTTCTTTATCATTTAAGAGGTATTTAAATCCGGAATTTTCTTCCTTCATTTCTATTTTGATCACGCCACCAAAATTAAATGTAAATTTTTGAAGATTAAACCTAGTTGATGGTATTTCATTAGAATTGAATAGTTTTGTTTGTAAAATGTCTATCAAACCACCGGGTTTACCCATACCACCCCTCGTTATATTCTGACCTCTACCCGGATCGAGTAAATTTGGTAGAGTAACGAATCGTTTAACAAATTTTTGTTGTTTTGTACCACCCTTTGCTACATATACAGAATTATCTATAAGTTTAGAGAAACTACTAAGGTCACTTTCTGAATCTATGCACAAATGTATCGTATTAGCACCTGGTTTTCTGAGTCTGGATATACTACGGCCAATGTCGCGTTTTGGTATATGTATACGTTTACCGGATTTCCATAGTTCTGCAAAGTGTTCTTTGTGTTTCTGTTCCGCATCACCTGCAATCATTATATCAACTTGTTGTTTATTTGTGTATTGTATTATTTCATATTTTAAGAGTTTTTTTACCAATTCGGATTCTTTATTGAATTTTACATTCTTGTTATCTGTAAGTCGTTTTGCTATATCACCTTCTAAAAAACTGGAAAATCCATATTGATCTTTAGTCAATAGTTTATCATGTCTAAGATCTCCCCATATCATAAGCAGAAAATCGTGAACTACATCTTTTTCATTAAAATTATATGTAGTTTTGTTAACTGTGATTGATCTTTCAATGAGTACGTTAAGTTTTTCTTTAAGAAGGTCTTTAGTTTTGTTGAGGTTTTTGGGTATTATTTGTTGGGTACCTGGTACGTTTTTCTGTGCACTTATCATGGCGACAACAATTGTTCTTTTGTTTTTATTAGTCTGTTCATTTCTCAATTTAGCCAATTGTTCAAAAGTAACCTTTGGTCTATAATTTTTTCTTACTGTTTTGGCCAGTCGCGCCCCCATTTCCTGTTTAAGTTTTTTTACATTTTCTAGTGATAGTTTGTTGGGACTTATATTCAATTCTAGTTGTCTCTTACCCAATTTTAAACGTTGATTTTTGGTAAGAACAATGTTATTTGCTTTTGATTTAGATGCGGTCTTTGTCTTGGTCGCGGTCTTTGTCTTGGCCGCGGTCTTTGTCTTGGCCGTGGTTTTAGGTTTGGTCGCGGTCTTTGTCTTGGCCGGAGTCTTTGATTTTGGGGCATTCCCCGTTTTGGGTGGTATAGTTCTAACCGGAGTTTTTCGTGTGTCTTCTGGTGAGAACCTACTAGTCTGTGTTCTAATTCTACTTGTTGCAGTTCTACCAGACATCTTAAAATACACACACAAAAAAAGTACCTAAGTCATATCGACCACCCTGAATAATCAATTGACTCAATCAAACATGAACGCTGAATCCATCGCTACCTACATTTCCAACCTTGAAAAGGACAACGCCGCTCTCAGAAAGCTTCTTCAACAATGCGAAGAAGAAAAGGCTATTCTTGAGTATGAAAGCATGCTCCACTACGCTCAAGTGAGCGACGATGAATCTGTCGTATCTGACTCAGACAGTAGTACAATGGCACAAATAACTGGCGGCGAACCTTATGAATCCGATTCTGAGTATGAACCCGATGAATACACGCCATTGTCTGACTCCGAGACCGACTCCGAATACGAAGCTGATTCGGACGTCAATGACGACGACTTCTTTGTCTGTTACAACCCTGACCTGGTGAAGGCCTTTGATGAACTCGCCGATCGAGAAGAAAACAAATACAAGAAACACGCGTATCGACACGCCGCTAACATGATTCACGGGTGGCCTGCAAAGATAACCAGCGGTGAACAAATCTCTCATGTGAATGGTATTGGAAAGGGTATCATTCAAAGGATAGACAAATTTCTTGAAACTGGAAACTCTTGTACATTCGTTACGAATGACAACATCGCTGATAAACTGGAATTACTCGCGCAGGTGCAGGAAAACCTTCACAAGAGTGAAACGTACGAAAAGGCCGCCGATGCTATTCGCAAACTTACGTTTGAAGTCACGAATGGTACCGAGATTTCACAAGGACCCCGCAAAGTACCGGGTATCGGCAAAGGTATCGCAAACAAGATCGACGAATACATCGCGACCGGTGAAATCCGGGAGTTATCGATCGACAGATTGATGTGGCAACTGAATGCTATTAACAATATTCCACGAGACGAGAACTTGGGTCGTCTCAACATCGGTCCCAGACGCGTCGTTAAATAAAACACTAATTATGTAATGAATCAAAGAACTAAATACTTACGAACTAGCATTCCTCACTAACTCATACCAATCATAGTACTCACCGAGTTTATTTCGTAAATTGACATTTGTTAATCCGTTTATATCTTTCATGACCGAATTGCGATCGTGATTTATATGACCGGTAAAGACTATTCGTCTTAATACACGCCTAATGACCCTCCTCTGTTGAAGTATTTTCCTTTGATTTTCCTTTTTTGAATTACTATTATTTGGGCGCATATTTAATGGTTGCTCAAAATATTTTTCAAATTCTGACAAATATTTAGTCGCCATCTCTGGTAATTTATAGAGGGGGACTATCGCTCGCGCGGGAGTTCGGGGCAACAACCCACCGGCGGTGTCATATAATATAGAAACAATAGAGGATGCATTTTTCATAAATTTCATGTGATGAGGTTTGAACTTTATTTTTATATACGCCGTATAGTAATCGCCATCCTTTTTGTGTCCAGAAATGAGCATTTCCCTGCCGGTAACTTCGTATATCAAAGCAAGGTCTTTTATTTGTTTCTCGGTTGTTATATCACCTTTTCTTATACCACTCTTTATAGTGTCCAATATGTTTGACCGCGCTAAATAATCCTTATTCTTAATTTTCATTATTTTATTGACTTTTGGTTCGAGATTCATAATTCGATTTATCATCTTTTTTGTCGCGTCTGTGGGTGGATACGCCTTGATGTCATTCTTACTAAACTTTTTTCGTGTCAGTGGAGATGTGAAGAACGGGTCGTTATTTTCTCGTACTTCTCGACGGCGCGACACTGGGAGAGTTTCAGCTGATTCAATTAATCCATTAAGAAATCGGCGATCCCACACCTGTTTAATCTTGCCATTATTTGTCATATCCGTTAAGAGGAAGACCCGCTTATTTTTGGGAATTTTATTCTTCTTGGCGTCTGCCATACTGCTATTTAACCACGAAACCACGTTTTTGTTTTCGTTATTGGGTTTATTGTTTTTGGCGTTTTTGTTTTTGTTTTTATTCTCAAGATTCTTCAACATTTTTTCATACTTTGAAACATTCACGGCTTTCGGTTTCCTACCCGGACTCGGGGGAGCATTGTTATCATTAAACAATCGACGTCTAACGTTATTGTTACCACCACCAAATAATCGATGGATGAAATTATCGGCATCTCGTTCCAAACGGATCATATCACGGCGGCGCTCCACCGTTCGGTCCGAATTTGAGTTCGAGTTATTGTTATTGTTTGAGCTTGAGTTGTATGCAAAATTCCTATTAAGACCGGGTCCATTTTGTCCATATAATAGTACACGATTATCGGACATTCTTGATATACCCTGACATTTTATTACCCTTCCTCTTCTGATAAAAGCATTTTCCGTACTTCATCGTATATCACGCTCAAGAGTGCTAATTTATACGTGAGAAATCCAACAAACGTGGCCCCGTAATCAAAATCAAATGCGAACGGTGCGCTATTCCATATAGTTTCAAACACAGCAGTTCCAATCGGTGCCATTAACTGTTTTTGAAATGGTGAATTTTCAATGTTATCGACATGTCTTTCTAACAAAGATAGGTACACGAATGAAGATATCACACCCAAAGATGAAGAAACCCCCTGTTCAGCACCTTGTGTGATGAAATACATGGTCGTAAGTGCGCTACCATATCCAAGTGTCGTACGATTTATTTTCCTTTTGAGTTTACCGTAATCTGTTTTCGGTTCAGATGTAGCTCTCACGACCGCGTTGTGAATACTCCACATTTATTAAATGGGTCGTGTATTCCTTAATTGAGATAAAGATTACATTACCCTTATAATTAAATGTTTTCAGAACTTCGGGTGAAGAGACTCGTTCAACATGCTATTGTTCCGACTCGTGGTTCTGCTGGTGCTGTTGGATATGATTTGTATAGTGTGGAAGATTGCAGTATCCAACATGGTGGTCGCCTTCTTGTCGGGACGGGGATCGCAGTTGTTCTGCCAATGAAGGTCTATGGACGTGTTGCCCCGAGATCTGGTCTCACCGTGAAGCGTGGTATCCACGTGGGTGCGGGTGTGATTGACCCCGATTACACGGGCGAAATTAAGGTCGCTCTTTTTAATCTCGGTGATGCTCCGTTTGAGATTAAGAAGGGAGACAGAATTGCACAACTCATCTTGGAAAGGTGTGAAACGCCGTATGTTCGGGAAATCACTGAAATGTCGGAGACGGAACGCGGTGCCGGTGGTTTTGGGTCTACGGGTGTTTAATATTTCTCGTCCTCGTCAAGGAACCACATCATTTCTTCTGCGGGCATGAACCGAATATTTTTTTGCATCGCCATCCATAACTTCGCTTGGTTTACGTTTGGGTAACTCCAAAGAAGCCATCTTTCCCAGAACCCCGCACGAAAGGGATCTTCCCAACTCTCTTCCGTGCTGGTAACCGCATAGAGCATACCCTTGTGTATTTCATAAAGGTCTGTTTCGATTTGTACTTCTCTTGATATTTGTGCCCCCCTTCTAAGAAGATGTGCACGCATGATATGCGGATTTTTGTGATCCGTGTAGTCTGGAGAATCGAGAGACCCGACATCGAACGTCTTTTTATTTGGGAGCAGTACCCTGTATTTTCGTGTGGCTATTGGGCTTGGCTTGACAACGACGTGCATATATAATAATTTACTTTTTAGTTTTTTGCTTTTGTAACACAACAAATTCAATGTCATTTTTCTATTTTTTTTGCCTAAGTCAAATGGGTAGGTCTAAATATTAACTCAAAATGTTGAATCTCATTAAATATACAGTCGGTACGAATGGCCCCCTGTTAGTAGAACACAATGGGCACATTCTATCTGAAACGTGTGTGATCATAACAGAAAAGCACGCGAATAAAATGATTAAAAGACTTGAAAATCTTAAAATCAATCACATCGAACAGACATCGGATAGATCATTTTCTGTATCCTTAAAGTAATGTAATCTATATAAAAATATATCTCGTATATTTGCCATGTACTCGTATAGATCCCTTGACGGCATTCTCATAAAAGTAGGTGAGAATGCGAAAGATAACGACGCGCTCACACAATCGAGTTTCCCTGATGAATGGTGGGTACACGTTGATGGTGGTTCTGGTTCCCACGTGATAATATGTTACGAAGGTGTTCTCACTCCACGTGAAACAACGCGAGACGCGGCCGTACTCGCGGTGCATCACAGTAAAATGATGAAATCTCGAATGGTGCGCGTAAACATAGTGCGTGTGAATCAAGTATTGAAATGTGATCGAATTAAGAATCATGGCCAAGTGTATCTCGATGGACGGGTAAATCAACTCACAGTGTTCCCGAACAAAGAAAAATCCCGCTTAGAGAGGCTACGAGCAAATAGAAATAAGAATGGGAAACATATGGAAATTGGTACGTAATCCTGATAAATCCATATGCTTGGCACACATATACGAAGAAGAACCTACAATCATAGAAATAACCCCAACATACCGTGTATTAAATGGATCGGTATGGTTTTTCATAAAAATGTTGTTTATAGCACAACTTTTTGCTATTATGGCATTTGCACAAACAATCGTGTTTACAGTGGTGCCTATATCTATGTTGGCTTTTTCCGGTGGTGTCTTAGCTACAAATAATGGTAAATATACACAAATGGCCGTGTTATTACATAAATTGTACTCTATGACTGTCATGGCGTACTCGATTTTATTCAAAGATATATGTATGTTCTGCATATCTGCGACATATGTAGTAATCTATACCATGTACTTTATTTCATTAAGCTTTTGTTAATTTCTACCACTCGTAGATGCGCGTTTACTATTCGCGCGTCTTAATTCGTTTCTGAGGTCGTTTACATCTTTTTTTAATACACGGTTGAGTTCACGTACCATGTGTGGTGGTATTTCTGGGCGTCTGGAAGGGCATTTTAAGAAATTTTCACCGAATTTTATCCTTTTATTTAATTCGTTAATCATGTTTTGGGAACATATGAGGCTTAAATAATCCTTTCTCAATTGATTATAATTTTTTAATCTGTTCTTATATCCATCTCTTGTTTTTAGTAGATTTTTGTAATTTTTAGATGACGAGTTATTTTTATTTTTTTCCAATTTATCGTTTGCCTTACGTATACTATTTTTTAATTTTTTAACTTCATCGTTAAGAGTCGTCAATTGTTTGATCGTATTTGTAACTTCCCTTTGACGCGCGGAATTTGGCGACATATACATTATATAAATATAAAGATTTAACCCGAGTGTAGTTCATGAGTCTTCAAATTAAGAAGCTATACCCCGATGCTACCATACCAACGAGAACATCACCGGGTTCGGTAGGTTACGATTTATATAGTATGGAGGAAATCATAGTTCCTCCGATGGAACGAGCATTCGTGAGCACTGGTGTGTGCGCGTGTCTACCACCGGGTGTGTACGGTAGAATCGCACCGAGATCCGGTCTCACACTCAAACACGGCATACAAACGGGTGCTGGAGTTATAGACCCCGATTTTACCGGTGAACTGAAAGTTATCCTATTTAATCACGGGAGTGAACCGTTCGTCATTAAACAGGGGAATCGTATCGCCCAAATGATTTTAGAGAGATGTGAAACGCCTCTCATAGAAGAAGTGAGTGAATTAAAATCAACGCAACGCGGAGAAAGTGGGTTTGGTTCTTCTGGGAATTAATTCGAGAATGCAATTCCGGCCATACCATCTTTTATGCGTAATATATTGTAGTTGACCGCATATACCCTGTATAAACCTTCTCTGGCATCGGACTTTGGAGATTGAATGGTCAATTTCGCATTGTCGATTCGAGAGAAATTCAGGCTCCCACTTGGTTGCGAGCGGTTCATGGTAAGGCAGAAAGGCCACGAGAACAATGGAAGTGCATCGATCGAAGATGGCGCGAGGCTCGTCGTGTGCATTTCATGGACGACGTTGTGATGGAAGGTATTGGACATGTTTTCGAAGAGCGCCAAGCCATTGATGTAAAGGGACGCCTTGTCGAAGCTGTAATCACTCACCCAACCGGTACCAGACACATTGGATGTGGTCAAGTGAAGCGATTGAACTGGGTGATTGAAATAGGTAAGATCAATCGACGTATCAGTCTTGGTAACTGGCTGGTATTGTGTTTGGGTAATGAGGAGTTCGTGTTCTTGAGTTGTGAAATGTTCGCGTTCGGCAGTATCCAAATAGGCATACATACCATAAATCTTTGGTGCCGCACTCAAGTTACCCAAACCCGAACGGCACTTGATTCGCAATTCAACATCGTGGTATTGGAGGCCAACGAGAGGGAGGGACTTGGTCCAGTCTTCGCTGAAGAAGAATGGGATTATGTAATGGTCCCCGGCGGACCCACCGACACCCTTCGCGTTATCGGATACCTCGGCGGTAGTGACCGCACACGAAGCTTTCGATTGTCCCTCTCTGAGGACAACATTGTGGACACCCTGCACATACAAGGAATCCATGCGGCAAACTTCTTGGCCTCCGATGTGTAGGCTGAATTCGGTCACCGACGTATCATCTATCGAGTGAAAACCATCCGTGTTTACACCGACATTGGAAATATTTGGGTTTTCGATCCACACGTAACTCAACAGGTCACCCTTAGATCGAATTGGTACCACCACTTCACTCCCACCGTTGAAAGTGCCGATGTAATCCATACGTTCGGGTTTAATAGCAAAGTTTGTGTAACGTTTGTAGTTCTGGCGCCAAAAACTCACTTGTGGTTCGCCGGTTATATAGGCATCCTGAGCCCCGACTGAAACGAGATCGACAAGTGCAGCTGACATAATTATTATTAAATGATATTAAAATTTTGGGTACATAACGAAGTATGGTTGTCTTTCAAGCACTCACCTGGGAGACGAAAGACACAGATGACGAGCACTTGATCAGCATCTTTGGAAAAACAAAAGAGGGTAAATCTGTGTGTGTCACAACTGCGTTCACACCTTATTTTTTTGTGAAGCTCCCAAGAAATGTCACCCAACAAAGGGTACAAATCATATACAACAAAATCGAGAAGGCGTGTCCTGGCTGTCTCTCCAGTTACAACACGATTCACCGTAAGGATGTTTGGGGGTTTCAGAATAATGAGCAATTTCCATACCTCCAGTTGTTCTTCAAGAATCTTGCTGCGAGACGAATGGTTGCTGGTAGATTAAGACGGCCTTTGCCAGATGAATCGATTAAACTCAAGATGTATGAATCTAACTTGGATCCAGTTTTACGACTCATGCATAGAACCGGTATTCAGTCAACTGGATGGTTGGACAGTGGTGATGAGTGCTACTCCGCTCACAACGCGCATGTTGACATCGATCTGGAATGTAAGAATTGGAGGAAACTCACACCGGTCGAAAATCCAGAAACAGCTCCATTTGTGGTTGCATCCGTGGATATCGAGTGTAACAGTTCAACTGGTAAATTTCCAGATGCTGATATCGAAGGTGACGCGTGTTTTCAAATTGCAATTTCCCTGTGTAAATTTGGGAGTGACGAACCCTATGATAAAACATGCTTGTGTTACAAAAACACAGATCCAGATCTTGAAGGTTCAAATGTAATTTCGTATGCTACTGAACGGGAAATGCTCGAAGCATTCCGAGACTACTTACACGAAAAGGATGTTGATATCATTACTGGCTGGAACATTTTTGGTTTTGATCTTGAGTATCTCATGAAACGCGCAATCGTCACGAAGTGTAATTTGAAATTTTTTCAATTGAGTAAGTTACGTGGACACAATTGCGAACTTAAACTCAAGAAACTGTCTTCGAGTGCCTTGGGTGACAACGACCTGAAACTTGTGAGTATGCCGGGTCGGTTCATTTTCGATTTGTTTCATGAGGTCAAAAAGGGTTACAAACTTGACTCGTATAAATTGGATAATGTATCTAAGTTGTATCTCGGTGACAATAAAATTGATATGCCCGCAAAGGAGATGTTTGCCCGTTACAAGGAAGGTGACCCCGTGAAATTACGGGAAGTTGCTGAGTATTGTATAAAGGATACCCTTCTTCCACATCGTCTTCTATCTAAATTGTGTATCCTGATTAATCTTCTAGAGATGGCTAAGGCGACATGGGTGCCCCTGTGTTTTCTCGTAGAAAGAGGCCAACAAATCAAAGTGTTTAGTCAGCTCACAAAGAAGGCTCGAGAAATGGGATTTATGGTACCCACGATTCAGTATGGTCAACTCGCCGAACAAGGGTATGAAGGTGCGACGGTTCTCGACGCACAAAAAGGTGCATACTATAAACCGATTACTGCTCTCGATTTTGAAGCCCTGTATCCTTCAATCATGATGGCACATAACCTGTGTTATTCGAGTCTCGTGATGGATCCAAAATATGAAAATGTACCGGGTATTGAATATGAAACCTTTGAGATTCCGGTTCCGAGTAAGGTCGAAGGGCAACCACCCACAAGACGCATGTGTAAATTCGCACAAGGGGTTCCAACGCTTTTACCGAGTATTCTCATCGAACTGAAGCAATTCAGAAAACAAGCGAAGAAGGATATGGCGGCGTCAACCGGTGCACTCCAAGCGATGTACAATGGTAAGCAGCTCGCTTACAAAATTAGTATGAATTCCGTGTACGGGTTTACAGGCGCATCGAAGGGTATCCTTCCATGTGTAAATATCGCGTCGACTGTGACGACGAAGGGTCGTAGCATGATTGACCAAACAAAGGAGTACGTGGAAAAGAACTTCCCGGGTTCAAGAGTAAGGTACGGCGACACGGATAGTGTAATGGTCGAATTCGATGTGGGTGACCGCAAAGGTATAGAAGCTGTGGAATACAGTTGGGAAATCGGTGAGCGCGCCGCCGAAGAGTGTACTGCACTCTTCAAAAAACCAAATAATTTGGAACTCGAGAAGGTTTATTGGCCCTATTTTCTCTACAGTAAGAAGCGTTATGCCGCTAAACTTTGGACACAAGGAAAAGATGGAAAAATGAATATGGATTACATTGATGTAAAGGGTCTTCAGCTCGTGAGACGGGATAACACGGCACATGTGCGCGAAGTTTGTAAAGAGCTTTTGGATGTTGTGCTTGAAAGTAACGATACCGAGCCACCGAAAGCACTCGCACTTCAAAGAGCTCTTGAACTCATTGAAGGGGATGTTCCCAACGAAAAGCTCACACTTTCACAGGGCTTGTCTGATTCCTACAAGGTCAAGGGGAATAGTGTGTCTATAAATAGTCCGGGTATTGTGGATATCAACCAAGCACACGTTCAGGTGGTTCGAAAAATGCGCGAAAGACAACCCGGCTCTGAGCCACAGTCGGGTGATCGTGTGCCTTACATTCTCGTGAAGACTGAAGATCCAAAAGCAAGGGCATTTGAAAAATCGGAAGATCCCAAGTATGCGAAAGATAACAATGTACCCGTTGACTATGAGTACTATTTCATGAATAAGTTCATCAATCCGGTGTGCGATCTACTTGAGCCACTTTTTGAGGACCCGAAGGAAGAAATTTTTGGTGAACTGCTGACCAAAATTAAACCTAAAAGAAGACCAAAAAAGAAAAAAGAGACACCTCTCGACGAACTCCCATTTAAAAATTAGGCGCTATACTATAATAAGGGTATGCGGGTTTCTGATAATCTAAACAGGGTATTCAATGATGAGGTAGAGAAAGCATGCCATGAACGCATGTTAATTTATGTACAGACTATATCCACTATTCATGATATACCACTCAAGCTTTTGCTACGGGATATGCCTAATCCGGGTGGGTATTGTTTAGGTATTAAGAAGGGTGGACAGCCCTGTACGAGAAAGGCGAGCCAGGATGGATTTTGTTTATCACATGCAACATCTAACAAACTTCATGAACCCGTGAAAGTAAATACGAATGTATTGAGACACAATCATACATTCCCACCCTTATTTAAACTCGGATGCCCGGCATGTGAGGCTTCATCTAGTAACCAATTTAGAGACTTGAGGCGTATGATGTAATATGAGGAAATCGGATATCCTACTAAATTCAATCGATACATTTTACGGTACCCCCGAAAATGGAAGGACGCTCTCGCAAATTCTTTCAAAGACGGGTGGTATCTCCCTTAGAAATTTGGAATGGTTCATCACGAACTATTCCAAGAAAACGAACTTGATGTATAAAACAACCGATGGTAAGATTTTCAGTGTACATTGTGCTTACAAATCGACACTCGACGGATATAGCAAAAAATTATTCGACCCATTTTGTCGATCAGATAAAATTTCGTATAATATACCTGGTACAACTGATGAAATTAATACGACTGTTGCACAGCTCAATTTCATCAAGTGGTGTATTAAGAATGGTATTATTTCTTACATAAAAGAGCACAAAGACGCTCTATTCGGGAAATGATGCAATCATCATGGTTCCACCATCTTGTCTCAAAACAAGTTCGTCTCCATCCATTAAATCCCCTGTACCGTATTCGCCTACGTTAGCTGAATACGATAAAGGTTCAACTCTTGTACTGAGATATCCATTCTCAAAGGTGAGAGTGGTGTAGGTTGAGTAGTATATATGACACGTAAATTCATCGTTTGTGCCGTGATACGGGTTGAGAGTACATTCGAGAGTGGTTCTATTGTTTTTGATATTGGTAAAGTCGAGACTCCCCGATGGATCTACGTTACGTGGATTCATAGAAAAGCTATATGTGTATATATTTCTAGGCGTCCCATGGAATTTGTGATTTAATGTGGTGAGATACCTATAATAATGTGAATCTGGGTTGTTTATGTTTGGTAAATCTTCACCGTTTATTACGAGTTTCGCGTTTATCGCTACGTCATCTGATAATGAATCATTTGATTTCAGGTATGATGGGAATGGTGTACAATTGAAACGATTGTGATAATAATGTGTGTTTTGGGTAACGTCTGAACTATTACCTGATACAAGCGCGTTACTCGCAATTGTTTCATCTTCAAATAACTTGTTTCTGAAGAAGAAGTGGAGCGTTTTTACTCGACCCTGTGGAGCGAGTTCAATTTTGAATTTTTCCTTACCAGGTTCCGTATCAGATTTGGGGTGTGTGTGAAATATATCGGTTATCATTTCATACTTAGAAGACGCGTAAAACAATCTTTCTTCTTGTGTGACTACTATTTCTTCTGTCACTATATCAAATCCTGACAAAGTTAAATCATTTGGTTCATCCGTAAAAAATGTTTGTGGTCTGAATTCTATATCGAACTCAAGCTTTTGTTTGTTCATAGCACACAAAGGAAAGTATGGACGATTGTGAACGTTTGTTTCGTAATCCGAAGACTCGTACCTTCTCGAAAAAAAGAATGGTATGGGTACATAGACAAATGTTTCGTTGAGTCTTAATGGTTTGAGCTCATTTGATACTATAGTTTCTCGGTTTAAAAATCTATTATCTGTGTAATCTCTACTAATGTGCTCTGCGTGATCCAAATATAATTCATCATAAATGAATCCTATGTCATCTTTGTATATTTCAATGACGGTTTCGTCTACGCGCATTGTGATACTTTTGAACAAGTGTTTGCCCACTTTATCGGCATAATTATAATTTGTATTCGATAGACCTGGTAACTTCACTCGTATGTACATGTTACACAAAAGATCACCCATGTTCATTGGATTAAATGACGCTTTCACGGTTTCGCCAAATGGCCATTTTGGTGAAGCATTAGATGGCTTATTTATATTAAAACTCCTATGAAATTTTCTAAATTCGGAATGTTGTTTTGGATCATATTTAAAGAGTGATTCTTTGTCCAGAAGATATGTGTCCTGACCACCTATGGCGGTCAAACAAAGTGCGGCACCGGTGTCTGGTCCGGATCTATCACACATACTACTTATTGCTTATATATTTTTAAATCCGATTTCCACATGTCCAAGTGTGTGGTCGCATCTAGTATCTTCAATTCTTCGGTCGCTTTTCGTGTATCTTCCATGAGTGATTGTACAGCCTCTTTCGTGTATTGGTATGTCTTAATGTTGAGCAAATAGTCATATGACCCATCGATTTTATCGTGCGATTTTGAAATTTCACTTTCGAGATCACTCTTCTTCCTCTTGAAGACAGTGATACGCTCGTTAATCACCGCATCCACGAAACGAGACATATTCTCAAGCTTCTTGGCCTTCTCTTTGAGAACAGCGATGAGATGTTCCTTTCGTTTCTTGTATGTGTGCATTCTCACTTCGATGAAATCAATCAAAATGTCTTCTGGACTTTCGTATTTCTTGATACCCTTGATTGGATGAAACAAGTGCATGTTACTCACGTGAAACGATTTTTGGAGCTTAAAATCTTTGATGAGATTCTTCCCTCTGTATCCCGTGATTGTGAAATCCACATTTTCAGTCGTACTGTTATTCACGAATCCGGAGATGACCTTCTTCTCTGCGAGTCCGTCCAAGTATTCCTTGTAGTCCTGTGTCCAACGACCCGGTGGAAGTTCTGTAATCTTGAGATTCGTTCCCGTGCTGTTGCCTGACCACACACCCTCTGTAATCCAAAGACCATCCTCATTCTTGAAAACACGACCTTTGAACTTATCAAACCACGGTTTCATCTCCTTGAGAGACTGTCCAGAAATAGCCCGTTCTATGTTCTCACAGATGTCTTTCGGGTTAAATGGCGGAACATAGCAACTGAAACCGGTACCGATGCCTTCTGTTCCATTAATGAGAACGGTCGGTAAGATCGGTACATAATATTCAGGTTCAATCGGACGCCCATCGTCGTCAAGGTATTTGAGTACCGCATCATCCCGTGAATCGAAGAGTTTTCTCGAATCTTTCGTGAGCTTCGTAAAGATGTACCTCGTTTGACTCGCATCCTTACCACCCATGAGTCTCGTACCGAACTGACCACATGGTTCGAGGAGATTGATATTGTTTGAACCCGTAAAATTGTGTGCTAATTTTACGATCGTATCTGCGAGAGACACCTCCCCGTGATGGTACGCCGATGTTTCTGCGACATACGCAGCCAACTGCGCAACCTTCATTTCATTCGTCAAATTCTTCTTGAAGCACGAGTACATGACCTTTCTTTGAGAAGGCTTGAGACCATCACACACGTGTGCGATGGATCGCTTCAAATCCGCAAGACTGAAATTTACCAGATCCTTGTGAATGAATTCTGTGATATTGATTCTTTCAACGTTTCCATATGGGATTTCAAGCTCCGAACTCTCCTTTTCGGTGCTTTCTAAGAGCCACGTCTTACGAGAATCAGCCTTTGTTTTATCAAATGCGAGTACCACGGAATCATCCGTCTTTTCATCCGTGTCAAACTTGACCGTGAGCTTTTCAATATTCTTGAAATACTCTCTCGCTTCGGCAGATGTAGAGGTACCGAGACCCTTGTAATACTTAATCTTCCACCCAGACTTTCCATTTCCATACCACAGTCTAAACATAGAATCGGTGTAGAACGACATTGTTTGAGACCCTTTGGTCGCTTTGATGATAGGTGTGACCATGCTCACCACAAAATTTAGGTCAAGTAAACTCGGCCAGAAGTAATGAATCATGTTGAGCACAAGACCTTTGATGTGACTCCCATCGGTATCGGCGTCAGTCATAATCATGAGACGACCATATCGCAAATCATTCAGTGAAGTATACACTTTACCCTGCTGCAACCCAAGAATCTTCTTGAGATCACTGAACTCCTTGTTCTCTGTGAGTTGTTTGACGGACGCGTCTCTCACATTCTTACACTTTCCTCGAAGTGGAAATACGCCATAATAATCTCTTCCAACCACCGAAAGACCGGCGACAGCGAGAGACTTTGCAGAATCACCCTCTGTGATGATGAGCGTACACTTTTCAGATTGTTGCGTCCCCGCCTTGTTCGCATCATCCAACTTTGGGATACCAGTGATTTTAGACTTTCTTGCGCCATCGGTCTTTTGAAGCTCTTTCATTTCCTTGAATTTGGAGAGTGCCATCAATTCCGATTGAACATTCGTCTTGAGAATCTCCTTTATGAACTTCTTCGTAGGTTCAAATTTGCTCCCAAATTCTTGTGGTTTGAGCGTACATTCGGATTTGACCTGACTACTGAATGTCGGGTTCACGAGTGTTGCTTTTACGAACACCATGAATGTATTTTTTACCTGTTGTGGTTTAAGCTTGATCTTCTTTGCCATCTCATCGATGATATTCGATGCGAGTGTATTCGCCACATGATCCACGTGACTTCCACCTTTTGCCGTACATATACCATTTACAAATGATACATGTTCAAACCCATCGTCCGATGGTGCAATGCATACAGTCCACATACTCGATGTAAACATGCAAATCTCATCAGATTTTGTGTGCATTTTGGCGTATTTATCAAAGTTCGTCTTTGGAATTACCTCCCCTTGAAACCTGACTTTACACCCCGGTGTGGTACAGATGTTTGCGTCGTAGACCCGCTTTTCAAATATTTTGAAAATGTAATCGTCCATCGCAGACATACCAAATCTCGACCAGTCAGGTGTGAATGTGATGCAGACACTCGAGGTCGCCCCCGCGTAACTACGCATCTTCGGCTTTCCACACGTCTTCATGTTATTCGTCCACTCTTGTGTATACGTCGTCTTGTTTTCAGAATCCTTGATCTTGATGGAGAATTTACTCGAATACACATTCGCGAGCTTTGCACCGTACCCATTTCTACCACCCACAACACGCTGTTGCGAATCATCGTAGTTGGTACTCGTGAGAAGATGCCCAAACGTGAGTTCCGGATTCCAAATTTTTTCTTTTTCGTGTTCCCTTACCGATATACCCCCGAGAGGTCCATTGTTCTCAACACTGATTTCACCCTTCTCTCGGTCGATGTTGACGGAGATTGACGTTACCTGTTTCGGATGGAGTGAATTACGGTCGATCGCGTTAACAAGAATTTCGTCAAAAATCTTGAGAAGTGCTGGCGCATAGATGACAGTCTTCTTTTCAAATCCTTCACCTTCTTTGACCCAATATTGCTCGCCAACACGAGACACAGGGCCAACATACGAGTCAGGTCTCTTCAAGATGTGTTCCACGTGCGTGAGTTTCTGAATACTTTCGCTCATTGTCCTTACTTTTTAATAAACGAGGCTTCCACTTAAGCTGTTTTTTAAAAACAAAGGTGGGGGTCTTTGAATTATCAATTTTAATGTTTTTTTAAGCCTAAGTGCATGCAGAATTATTAAAAATTATATAAATGAAGAAACGCTCCAATCTCGCGGTGTGGGCGGATAAGAACTCGATACGGTGTCCCACATGTGTGAATATCGGATGTGACAGAGAGTGTGCGGTTAGGCACTGGTTGCAATCCGGGTATCCGTCAATTAGGACAGAGTGCACCAGGTGTCCCCCCGTACGAAGGCGCAATGAGACGGTGCCAGGCGTCATATTTCACAAAAAAACATTCTGTGAGAACATCGATGGACGACTAGGGTTTGAGTGCCCCTGTAATTTGAAGGCATATGGGTGGACGCCTGATGACATTTCTTGCATTCTGGATATGGACCACGTGTCCGGCTCCGGTGTATTTGACAACCGCCCTGAGAATGTGGTGACGCTGTGTAAACTATGCCATGCGAAGAAAGGTAGATCTCAGGGAGATTTCAATTCTTCTAGACGCAACCGTGTTACGAGTGAATTAACTATGTGATTCTTTGACATGGTTTTTTTAGCTGTATTATCGTATGTAGATTTTAATATGTCATACAAAACTTTTTTAGAAAACTTGTTTAGTTTTTTTGTACATTCCTCCGTCGTCAAATTTTCAAAATCACTCGGTTTTAGTTTCAATTCACTCTTGATACACTTGGGTGTTATCTTTTTTATACTTTTCATATACATGTCTATGTATTTACTATGAATTTCAAAACCTATACAGTTCCTGTTTAGTTTTTTACAAGATAATCCAGTTGTACCCGAACCAAAAAATGGATCCAATACAGTGTCACCCACAAATGAATAATAGCTTATCAGTTTGTCTGTCAATTCAATTGGATACGGTGCCGGGTGTTTAGAATTAGTCTTTGGGTTTATTTTCCACACATTACTTCTTTCGTATTCCCCTTCGACCCGACTGTTTTCTGACACTAGACTATCGTAACTTCTGACAACTTTGTCTATTAAAAATCCACTTGGTTTCTTAAATACGAACACATATTCATTAACTACGTTAGGTTTGTATGCAACGGGCTGTCTGTGCTGAAAAAAACCACCGTTTCTGTTTTTAGCGGCACCCTCTGGTTTCATCCATACGATATCCTCTAAAAATTCCCAGCCAATTTCTTCCATGAGCGATACAAAGTGAAATGACAGAGGAATTCTTTTACTTTCGCTATTACGATTTTCGCGTGTTATGAGAATATTACTAATGTTGACCGCACACAATCTACCTGGTTTGGTTATGTCCATTATTTTTGTGAATATTTTTTTCAAAAATTCCAGATATTTCTTATAGTTATCATAAACTACATAATCTTTTACATTGAAATACGGGGGAGACGTCACAGTTAATTCTATTTCAACATTGTCGGAAATGAGCTTATTTAAACCATCTAGGCAATCGCAGTTATGCACAACATTTTGCATCTTATAGATTTATGTTGTGTAGTTTTTAAGTGTGTAACTCATAAAAATAGATTAAGAAAATACCTAAGTTCTTCGATATACCTTATCAATTTGTAATCAAAAATGAACACTCTCGCAGAGGCGATCCAAAATGCATTCCACTTTTTTATTTTACAATCCATCGTAGGAGGCGTCCACGATTTGATTGTCGATAGACATCGCGTAATCTAACCTAAGTCGAGTAGACCCATCCATGTAATCAAACATTTTGAAAATGTCCTACGAACAGTGCCTCGCCGACGCCATGCGCATGTACCGGGTGGATTCCCCCACCGATAGATGCACGAAACTCGCAAACGCTACCTGGAAGATGAAACAAAAATACGCGCAACTCAGAAAAGATAAACAGAGCCGAGTCATTCAAGTCATAGACAAAGCACCCGAACGAGCGGTAGAAAAAAGACACGCAGTACACACTTGCCAAGCAGTGACTCTGGCTGGAAAGCCGTGTGGATTTAGGGCTTCGTGTGGTGGTTTCTGTAAGAAACATCAACCGAAGATAAAATATTAGTGTATTATAAATGTTAGACCAAGAGACGCTTCGTCCAGTTGTAATAGCCATGGCTCTCTATGTCGCTATCGCTAAGATTGTCCCAGATACCGTAAAGAAGCCAACGAACGTTGGATTTGTCGATGATATCGTTTCCATGTTGATCGCTCAAAAAGGTGCCATCGCCTCAGGTGCTATCCTCACCGGTCTCATCGTTCTCCTTACCAATTACATCATTGAAGAATTGTTGTGAGACGTTTTCTTTACTCACCATTTGTTCCGTGTGTGAATGATCCATGTATCTCAATCGTTTCTCGTACACCTCATTCATGAACTCCAAGAGTTGCTCTTTGTTGGGTTTGCCCCATTGCATACCCTTCTTAAACAAGAAATCGTCATTCTGCAACTCCTGAAGTCCACATTCGATCGTGTACGGGGTTTTCACATACTCGGGTGCTCCACCGTAATCCGTGATAATCACTGGTTTCCCCCTCAGCGCGGCCTCGACAGCTCCCATCCCCACACCCTCTGAACTCGAGAAACTTACATAACAATCGGATGATTTGTGTATTTTATCCATTTCATCATCCGATATGAGACCATTTATGATCTCAACGTTTGGTAAATTTATCTTGACCGGCTGATTACATGTAGCTTTTACGATAAGTTTCGCGTTTGGTTTGTTCAGGCGAACAAACGCTTCGAGTATATCTTTAAAGTTCTTACGCTGATCCATTATGTTTCCTATATGGTAGAATCTGTACACATCGTGTTGTGGTATGTGTGCTCGTATGACATAGAATTCTGTGTCAGGAAATTGCCTCGAAAACACCTTTTTACAAAATTCACTCGGTACAGCGATTCTATCAAAGAGATCAAATAATTTACCGTAATCTTCGTGTACCGTTTCAGTTTCACACACAGTCATACAATGTAAATGCTTGATTTTTGATTTGAGTTCGGTTATTTTATCGAGCCAGTATTGTACGGGGAGAGCGAATATGAACGCACTTTCGCATTCGGGTATATTTTCTGTGACCTGTTTGTATGTCCAATCAGGGAACATTTCAGTGTATTTCTTAGCATGTTGACCTATTCCACTCAGAAGAGTTGGTCCTATGAAGAGCATTATGTTTAAAGATAATATTTCCTTTATGTATATTATACAATGGAAGCTCTCAGACAAGAAATCCGAGACGAAATGAAGACACTTCGAGTCAACAAGAAACATGTGTATGGTTTGTTGATGCGATTGTGTGATGAGATCGACGGTGGCGCTCCACCTCCTCCAGCTCCAGTCAAGAAGGCACCAGCTCCAGCTCCAGTCAAGAAGGCTGAGCCAGCTCCAGCTCCAGTCAAGAAGGTCGTCCGAAAGACGACTAAAAAGAAGGTTGAGGCGGCGGAGCCTGTTTTGAAGTAATGTAATAAACACCGACTAATATAAGAACTATCATTAAAACAAGATAGCTAAATGGGTATTTTTTAGTTTCCTTTCTAGCTTTCTCCAATTGTTCGGCGTCGGGTAGTTTTTTTACGTTATGATTGAGGTCACCTATTTTGATCATCAGACGATCGAGTGCGTCTAATATCTGTAGTTCTCTATTTCTTGGTTTTTCTTTTACATTTACAGTCGTAATTTCAAGAATCATATACCATTTAGAATCGGGTTTTAACGTGAGGTAATCACCATCGTCTTGTTCTTCGTATATATTGAAGTTCAATTTCCTAATAGATATGGGATTGAAATAATTTGTCTTTTGTTGGAATCTTCTCCACTGCTTGTCGCGGAGAATGGTCGTCGATGTTTCCGTAAAATGACGTTCGAGTGGAATTCTAGCTAAGATTTGTCCATGTCTTTCATCCAGAATTTGTGCAGATTTGGGGATGTCTTCACACACGATATCGACATATTTGGGGACGTTGGATACAGAACTCGCGGGTTCTGGTTCGAATATCTGTACATAACCCGCATTTTGAATACTCCCTGCTACGACCATATCACCCGTGAGATCCATGCTCATGGTTCTACCGAGTTGGTCTCCGGTTTCTCCGTAATACGCATCATTTACTAAAGTCCACGTGTTTGATATGGTTTTATAGTCAAGCATCTTGACATAACCCCTTTTAAGTAGAGAATTGACGTCTTGAATTGCACCCACCGCTATTCGGCTTCCGTTTCCAGAGAGTGCGACAGAGTGACCAAGTTTATCTTTTGTATTTTCACCCAAGATATCGGCACCATATTGTTCCCATGTACTCGAAGTTGTGTTGTATTTAAACACTCTTACCCGACCAGCCTTGTTAAGTCCGCCACCTAATGCAGCTTCACGGAAACCCATCGCAGCGGTAGTACCGTCGGTTGATATAGACACTGAATATCCAGCTTCGTCGTCCCCGGCATCACCCAAGAGAGGAGATCCACCCATTTGTGTGTAATTTGCTCCGTCCCAGGCGTATATTCTCATAGCACCCGCATCAGCTCCACCGCTTATGTTATATTGATATGCTCCACCCGCAATTCTTTCACCGTCTCCGGATATTGACACGGACCAACCAAGTTGTTCAGAATTCCCCGCGGCTCCCACCATATCACCACCCTTTTGAGACCAAGCCGAACCGTTCCATTCATACGCACGAATGAGACCCCGGTTGTTATTAGACAAATCATAGCTATAGGCTCCCGCACACACGATGTCCCCGACCGCATTCATATCCATTGAAATACCAAATAAACTTCCAAATTCTCCATTAATAGTCGAACCCATCTTATCCCAGTTTCCAGTTGAGATATTATATTCGTACATATCTATCAAACCATTTCTAGTTCCACCCGCGTGTGCGTTGTATGAACCAACTGCTACACGCGAACCCACATCATTTATCGCCAAACCCCACCCAGCTTTATCTCCATTCGTGGCACCCGTTATGGTGTTTCCTACTTGTGTCCATCCACTGGAAGTTTTTTCGTATATTTTTGCTCTTCCACTATTACTTCCATTGTCATCTGCGTCTGGACCCCCGACTATTATTCGTTTCCCGTCTAATGACATTTTAACATATCCTTCACCGTAGTCACTTTCTCCTTCTATTTTATCTGTTGCGGTGAAGGGTGTACCTGCACCGACCTGTGCTCCTACTTGAGTTATATAGAAATCTACCATCTTTATACCTAATACTTTGGTCATATCTTCCACGTGTAGATTGGATTCTAGATTAAGATCAAGGGAAAATGTATTGTTGCTCCCATTTACAAAATTAGAATCCACCGTGATGTACTGAAACTTCTTTGGTATTTCGTGAAGATCCATTCTTGTAGTTAAGTTAGATAAAAAAAGAAGACATGAAACACATATATGTGGTGGCTTTACCCCCGCGCTTTCTGTTACGCTTTAGCGACGACGTGGACTTTTAGACTCATAAAGGGTGTCTTTGTGTTTGTCGCACACGTCCCAGAATACATTGAATATTCCATCGACGACTTCAGGTGGAGTTATTTCACGGATCACCCGAGGCATTTTTTGCGAACTGTTCGCAGTGAGAAGAAGAAGCTTGAAGAAGAACATCTCAGTAAGAAGAAAGAAGAATGAGTCTGTATGATAAATTATTTAACATTTTTGTACCTAAGACGCTCGATTACGACCCAAAACCTAAATACCATAAAAACGGCTACGAGATAATCACTGCCACCAACGAGGTCGGTGAAGAGGTTATACTTGAACTTCCAAAGTCTTATAAAGGAATAGTGAGTGTATAAATGCAAGATGGTTGCACGACCCACGATTTTCGCCTCGCATTCTGTCAAGCCACGAGGTCTCTCTGTACAGACGTCCAGATCGAAATTTGGAAAAAAGTCATCAAACAGGAGATGCGATGTCCGGGCGCACCAAAAAAAGACCGAACACTCCATTTACGACATGAACTTCAGGGAACTGGGGGTCATTCTCCGAACTCTCCGAGTAAATCAAATTTATGGAGACGAAGACTCTTCGATCTATGATCCTATGATCGATCGCGTGAAACTGCGAATGCATGCGTTAAAAATGCAAAGCCTAAACGAACGAATGAACGAATACATGGTCTGCTGTTCCGAAATCGAACGTTTTAAGAAAATCGAAAAATGGAATAACGATAGGGAGCAGTTTTATTGTAGATTCGCGAGTTGGAGACCGTCTAAGAAGCACACCGAATTTACTCATCACGATAAGCTCATGGAAGCCCAGGTTCGACTCTATGAAATCACTGAACGGTGTCGTGATTTCGAAGAACGGGAAAAGATCTTTAAGAAAATGACATTTGGTAGACTTGCGTCTAGAATTGACTTTTAATAATACACTTAAACAAATCAAACGTAAATCATACAGATAACAATCATGAGCCTCAACTTTGAACTTGTTAAGCATTGCACGAGTCTTTGTCGTCTTTCCCATTTGGATGAGTTGATGACGAGAATGACTGGCGTGGACACCGAGGTTTGGGCGCTGAGAGCGGATAACTTCCCCGAATATCTCATCCCTCAGAACTCAAGAAATTACCTGTCTTACATGGGTGTTTTCAAGGAAAAGTTGGACACTAACCTCCGTGATTGTCAATTTCACTTTTTGACGTTTGGTCACGAAAACTTCTTGGGTGATGGGAGTACTTCAATTTCTGGTATCTTGGAGTACATGTATGACCTGTACTGCGAACATATCAGAATGGTTGATGACCAAGAAGAGGTGTATTTGTACCCTCTGGAAATTGACGAAGAATCCATCGAGTATTGGGCGGATATCGCAAAAAATACGTGGAAGATCAAAGAGAAGAAGCAATTGGTGGATTTCCTGGAAAACAACGAATTCCACGAATGGGTCAATTGGTCCGCACTCGCAGAACATTTACCAGACGTTTACTACCCAAGTGAGTCGGAACACCACACCGATTCTGAGAGCGAAACGGACTCTGACTCCGAAACGGAAACGGAATCCGACTCCGAAACGGACTCCGACTCCGAAACTGAAGATGGCGAAATCAAAGACGACGAAGACGAACCACCGAGGAAAAGAAGAAAGTACGCCTACAGCGACAGCGATGAAGACGAGGCCTAGATGTCAATATCCTGGATGTTGGCACAAATCATCTATGTATGGCTGCTGTAAGTCACACGTAGATGAAGGAATGGTCGCAGAGGCTCTTTTAGATCTTAGATCAGGCTTTTAATAAATATTTACAATACCGTTCATTTAAATTTCCCATTGGAGAATATTCAAAAAACAGGTGGACGAGTGCTCCCGTCAATATGAGTGCCCGTGTATCTTTGACAACTTTAGACACACCCGTGTATATAGCAAGGGTTAATAAACCTATGAGTACAGCTTCAACGAGAACGAGTGAGATTGGTCGTTCGATCATTAAAATTCTTTAGAA